TTTTTTTTTATTTTATATTTTTTTGCATATGGTCGTCGACACCGACTTGTTAAAATTTATTCACCATAATTTTATATATTTTATTATTTTTATATTTTTATATTTTTATTCTATTATTACATTTTTTATTTCAACAATCGATGATTATAACATATATTTTTCCAATTGTTTAGATGTGGAATAATCTAAACTAGGCGGTAAACATATTTCCATACCTCTTTGTGCGGGATTAAACCTGTACTCATAAGTGTTTATTGAATCTTCCCACTCTTCTCGTGTTAATTCTGACAACCCCACTAACACTTCTATGCACTCATCTATTTCAGATGACGGCACCCCCCAATTCATTGCATTCGCTGAAATGATATCCACCTCATCCATAAGTTCTAATGTTGTTATAACATCTTTCAAGGACTCTGCATAAACCTCATATTCTTCATATGATTGATGTTGATGACACATAGCCTTTTGAAGAACTCTTATTACATTAGGTACCATTCCTGTTTGCTGAGAGTATAGGTTACCACAAAAATCTGTGCAGTGTTCTTGATTTATCACAGAAAAATCATAACCTACATATGGTCTTATTTTTTCCCATTTTTCAATCAAAAATTTTAAACCAGCTTGTATTTTACAACAATCATCACCTTCTTGTGTGCTGATTACAGGACCACTGCCTTCTGTCACCCAATTTAATGTGAGTTTGTTATTCACCTCATTCTTGAATTTTGTTGCCGTTCTACCTGATAATAATTGATGTTCCGTTTTCCCAAGTAGAAATGGTAACATAACCTCTGCGCCAACATCGGCTAATCTCAATAGGTCCGCCAACTCTTTATCCAAAAAAAGACATTTGGTGAAATAATAATCTTGTAGGTAATCGGTAAATTCAGTCATACCTTTATCACTCTTGCCCACGTCACCTATCAATTCAATCAAACCTAATTGTTTGACTTGACCTACTAATTCATTTATATCTTGAAAATACATTCTGGCACTCTTACCATATTTCATCACATTAACTCTCGTTTCATCTATCCTCTCAGTCAACATGTCTATATAATATAAAAATCTACATATGACTAATGATATAGCCAACAATTGCAATGTACTGGAAAAGGTTCCTTGTGCTGCAGCTGCTGGTTTCACCCCCCCTTTAGACCAATTAATTGGTTTTATCGTCTGCTTTATACTCCCTTGAACCCTACCCAATTTCCTCAATTCCCCTAATAAATCTGAGTTCATTCTCTGGGCATAGGCCTTTAATTTGATGTCATCCAACGCCTTGTTATACACATCATTCAACTGATGATCATCAGGTATAAAATCCTTTTTCTTACAGTTGAATTTATAACTATCAACCATTTGCCTTGC